CAGAACGCTTCTGCTGTGGCGATTACAGGTGGAACGATTGCAGGCTTAAGCGCACCAATTGCAGTGCCTTCTGGTGGTTCTGGCGCAGTCACTTTGACGGGGTATGTCAAAGGTAACGGCACATCTGCTATGACTGCAAACGCCACAATCCCAAATACTGACATTACTGGTCTTGGCACAATGTCAACGCAGAACTCAAACACCGTAGCTATTACAGGCGGCACAATTGCAGGCACAGACTTAAACACGCAAGCTAACAGTAACTCTGTTTTAATTTGGATGGGGCTGTAATGGCGTACTCAACAATCACGCCTGTAAAACTCGGGCAAACGGCAATCACTACTAGCGCAACAACACTGTACACCACACCGGCGTCAACACGCGCATTGGTCAAAGAGATTGACGTTGTTAACACTACCGCATCCGCCGCTACTTTTGATGTGTACCTTGTACCATCTGCTGGCACAGCAGGAACAGCCAATGCTTTGTTTTATCAGCAGCCATTAAACGCTAAAGAAACTTTACAATGGAATGGTCTACAAGTAATGAACGCCGGCGACACCATTCAAGTTAAAGCGTCCGTTACAGGGTTAACCATTACTGCTAGTGGTGGGGAGGCGGTGTGAAGATAACTTATAACTTGCCAACAATGGCACATAAAGTACAAGCGTTGCAAGATTCAATTGCTCAGATGGAGCAATATGAACCTGAAACCACCCATACATTTCACGGTGGGATGTACTGCCGTGAGGTTTGGCGCCCCGCTGGTGTAATTGTGGTAGGAAAAGTGCATAAGAAGGAGCATTTTTACCTTATCGTGTCTGGAACAGTAGCTATAACAACAGACGATGGGGTAAAATCGGTCACAGGTCCAACCTTGTTATGTAGTAAGCCTGGGACTAAACGGGCGGTATACGCCGAAACTGATGCGTTATGTATGACGTTTCATGTAGTTGAGGCTACAACTATCGAAGAAGCTGAACACGAATTAGTTGAAGATGACGATAAAAGTATGTTTGCCATCGGAAACAAAGTTAAAGGAATTCTATCATGACATTTTGGGCCGCAGGAACTATGGCAGTAGCTACCGTTGGTAGTTCATTAATCGGCGCTGGGGCTGCAAAATCTTCGGCAAAAACGCAAGCCAACGCAGCAGCAGCAGCGACCGAACAACAATATCAAGCCGCTCAAGCTGCCATCGCAAATCAGCAGCAAGTGCTTGATGCGCAAATGCGCAATGCCAATAATGTGCAGGCCGCGCAGATTCAGCAGCAAAAAGATGCGCTTGATCAGCAATTGCGTGTGGCAGCCGAGACGCGTGATGCTCAGATTGCTCAATCTAGGATGACCAAGGAAGAGCAATTAGCTTTTGCTGGTAAAACGAAAGACGAGCAGATGGCAATTGCTCGAGAAGTGTTGGGCAAACAAGAAGGTGCATACAATCCTTATCAGCAAGCAGGTCTTGCCGGTCAAAACCAATTAATGAATTATCTTGGTATTGGCGCGGATAAAGGTTCGCAAGGCTATGGTCAGTACGCTACCGCACAATTTACTCCTGAAGCTTTCTTAGCTAATCAAGACCCAGGCTACGGTTTCCGTATGCAAGAAGGTCTTAAAGCCGTTGATGCTCAGGCAGCAGCGCGGGGAGGGCTAATCTCTGGGGCAGCCTTAAAAGCCAGTCAACGCTTTGGTCAAGACATGGCGTCGCAAGAATATCAGAACGCATTTAACCGTTATCAGACATCACGTCAAAACACACTTGGCTCGTATCAAGGGTTGCAAGGTGTCGGTATGCAAGCTGCTGGTGGATTGTCAAACGCTGCTGGCACTTATGGTCAAACAGGATTTAATGCACTTTCCAATTACGGACAAACTGGCGCTAATGCTATCGGTACTGCTGGCGCTCAAGCGATTGGTGCTTACGGTGGATATGGTTCTGCTGCTGGCGGTGCTTATGGTAACTTTGGCAACAACCAAGCAGCAGCAACTGGCGCAGCTGGCAATCAAATTTATGGCGCTTACGGCGGATACGGCAATAACGTAACCGGAGCATTGACAGGGTTTGGCGCCAATCAAGCTAACCTTACAACTGGTGCTGGAGCAGCAAACGCAGCCGGAACAATGGGTCAAGCAAATGCTATTGCAGGTGGCGTAAGTGGGCTTACTAACCAATACTATCAAAACCAAATGCTTGGATTGTTAAAAGATAGAAACGCTATCCCGATGAATCAGTCGCAAGGTGGGTTTAACTCAGGCTATGAATCAAACATGGGCGTAAATTTTGCTGATTCTAGAAATTACGGTTAAGGAATAAACATGCCAATTGATCCAAACATCGCTCTTGGTTTTCGCCAACCTGAACAACCTAATATGCTTGCCCAGATGGGGCAGGTAATGCAGTTGCGCCAAATGCAACAAGAAAACCAGCAAACAAATGCTTTGAATGCGGCGTATCAAAGTGCGTATGCTGGTGGTCAATATGATCCGACTGCTGTTGAGCGTAACTTAGCGTCTGGCTCTGCGGCGCACATGATCCCCAAAGTGCGTCAACAGCAAGCAGCGCTTGAAAAAGCACAAGCTGAAGCTAAAAAAATTGGCTATGACAACACGCAATCAGCGTTTAAACAGTCGAGTCAAATGCTAACGCAAATTGACCCCGCATCACCCAACGCAGGCGCTCAGTTAATCGCATGGCATCAAGCTAACCATACAAACCCAGTAATGGGTCCGATCTTGAAAGCTAGTGGAATTAATGCTAATTCATCCCGTGCAGATATTGAATCTGCTATTGCCAAAGGCCCCGCTGCAATTCAATCAGCTATTCAGCGTTATGCTTTAGGACAAGAAGGTTTTCAAAAAGAAGTGATGCAGACTGAGCGTGCGGTTAAGACAGCTAATATTGGGGCTGCTTCTGGTCATCGCCAAGCATCGCTTGCCGAACAAAAATATAAAGATCAATTAACCGGCGGCGGTGATATTGTTGTTACCACTGTGCCTAACCCAGAAACGGGTGCGCCAATGGAAATCCAAGCAAGCCGTGATATTCGAACTGGTCAGTTAGTTCCTTTAGAAGTAGCGCGGATGCCTATGCGCGTTGACATTTCGCCTAACGCAGCGACTTCATCGTACCAAACTTCTGGCGGCGGCGGGGCGCCTAATACTTTAGCAACGCAAGTTGCACCTCAAGGAGGGGCAGCGCCTGCAACAAACGTAAATGAATTAAGACCGCAAGCGACCACATTTGCACAGCCTAAAGCCGTAATTCGTCAACCTGTTGGCGTGATGAAAGATGGCAAAGCAGTGTTTGTTAAACCAGAGGAAGCGGTAGGTATGCAACCCGCATCGGCTGACGCTGAAAAAGCCGCTAGACTGCAAACACAAAAGGTAAAAGACCTTAGCTTAACGATCAAAAACCTTGAGGATGTCACCAAACCAGGGGGTCTGATTAGTCAGTCTACCGGCAGTGGCATAGGTCGCGCGTATGACGTTGGCGCAGGTCTATTCGGGCAAGCCACGGAAGGCGCAATTGCGACTGCTAAACTTGCGCCGATTGCTGACATGGTGCTTAAAATGGTTCCTCGTTTTGAGGGTCCACAATCCGATAAAGACACGCAATCGTATAAAGAAGCAGCCGGACAATTGGCTAACTCTAACCTTCCTACTAAAACCAGGCAGGAAGCCGGTAAAGAAATTTTGCGTTTAATGAAAGAATATAAAGGTCAGTTCGTTACTGACGATATGGCAAAAGAAGGTTTTGGTGGGGCAGCTTTAACAGGCGAAGACAAAGCCGCAATGGATTGGGCAAATGCCAATCCAAAAGACCCTCGCGCAGCACAAATTAAACAACGCCTTGGAGGCTAGTAATGGGTGCTTTTGATCCGGACGCATATCTAGCCAAACCAGTTTCTTTTGATCCCGATGCTTATTTAGCAAAAGGATCAAAAGAAGTCCCGTCAACTACGCCGACGTATGCTGATGCTATACCAGCCGCGCGCGAGCCAGACCGTGGAATGCTGGATTATCTTGCTGGCATTCCTGAAACAGCGGTGACGCTTGGTGCAGGCGCAGTAAGGGGCGCTATTGCTCCTTTTGCGGCCGTTGCTGGCGAATTAATCGGCGGCGTCAATACGCCTGAAGGACGCGCTCAGGGCGCGCGCTGGGGCGGCAATGTAGAAAAGGCATTAACTTACACTCCACAGACTCAAACAGCTAAAGATATTATTGGCTATGCCGGTGAAAAGTTACAAAACGTAGACTTTAATGCTATTCCTTTTGCGCAAGGTTCTGTTGCTGCTGCAATGGCTCCCGCTGCGACGCGCCAAGCAGCCAGCGCAATCAAGAATGAGGCGGGGTATTTAAAAAATGCAATTAGTGAAATACCTGCTGTAACTAAATATGCTGAAGACACGGCAGCTGCCAATATAAAGAAAAGTGTAGAAAATGCTGGTCGTGTAGAGTCCGCACAATTTGCGCCAAAATATGGAATCTTACTTAACCCAGAACATTCAAATCCATCAACTGGCGCAAATATGCGCGCGGGTTTAATTGGCGATTCTGACATTAATGCAAAAATGTCAGCAGCAAATGAACCAAAATGGAATGAAGCTGTTAAAACAGGGTTAAATTTACCTAGCAATAAAAAACTTACTTCGGAAGTATTTAAAGAAGCGCACGCTGCACCTGAATTATCAAAGCCTTATGAAAACGCGCGCGCGTTGCCTGTTGTTACAGCTGATGATTCAGCAGTTAAATCACTTTCTTCGCTTAAATTACCAGAACTCGTAAGTGATGTTTCAGGTGTATCTACTAAAGCAAATAAATATTTAACTGAATTAACCAAGAGGCTTAAAAAAGGCACTGATGGAAGCAATTTATTGGATAGCGCCATTGAATTGCGTCGAGATGCGCAAGACATTTTAAAAGCAGATAAGATCACGCCTCTTGAGCGAAAACTGGCTAAGATGAAGCAAGGTGCAGCTGATATTATTGAAACAATGATAAATGATAATTTGCCTTTGAGTGAGCGTGATGCTTTTAATAAAGCCAGAGTTGGTCATGCTCAACTTTATTCAGCTGAAAGAGCAACTGACTTGGCAACAGGGCAAATAAACCCTTCGAAATTAGCAAAAATGATTAGCGATAAAGAACCTTTAACGGGGACTTTGTTTGAATTGGGGTCTTTAGCGGCTAACCATCCAGAAGTGGCGCAAATTGGGGCAAAAACCGGATGGACTGCGCCGCGTATTACCCGCGCTACATTATCTGGTGCGGCTGGCGGTGCTATCGGAACAATGATTGCCGGACCCGCAGGTTTATTGCCTGGCATGGCAGTTGGCGCCGGCGTAGGTGATATTGCAAAACGATTCGCCACAAAAAATATGTTGTCAAAAGGCTATCAAGCAAAGCACGCGATACCGACGGATTATCGTAAAATAAACGCTTTAGCCCCAAAAAACCGCAACAACTTAAGGGAAGACTAATGGACTGGCAGCATTTCATAAACTTAGGTGGCGGCGCAGCATTGGGTGTGATGGGCTGGTTTGCTCGCCAGCTTTGGGATGCCGTCAAGACATTGCAAGCAGACATGAATCGCCTTGAGCTATCCATTAGCGATAACTATGTCAAGAAGGCTGATCTCGCCATGTTAAAGGCTGAGATCAATACTCGTTTTGACCGGATAGAGCAGCTGCTCGATAAAGTTTACGACAAACTGGACAATAAGGCAGACAGATAATGGACCCAATAACCGTTCTTGCAGCACTTGGACCAGTAGCAGTCAATCTTGTTAACTCACTGATCGGACGGTTTATATCTCCTGACGGATTTAAGCCAACCAACATCGACGATTACACCAAAATGAAAACCGTTGATCTTGAGATGTTTAAGGCGATGAATGACGCCGGTGGTACTAACCCATCATACCCGTGGGTTGAGGCTGTTATACGGCTTATGCGCCCTGGTGTAGCGGTCATTGTGCTTGGTACATGGGCTTACATGGAAATGACTGGTGACGCTTCTGCTGCTGTATCAAATTTTGCATCGTCAGTCGGTTTTTACCTATTTGGCGATCGTACTTTGTTTTACTCGCAAAAGAAAGTATGAACGGTAACTGGGATAAGTCATTTGAGTACTTGTTAGCAAGCGAAGGTGGATACGTTGCACACGAGGCAGACCCTGGCGGACGCACTAATTTAGGCGTTACTCAGGCTGTGTGGGAAAGTTGGGTTGGACGTGCATCAAACGAAAAAGAAATGCGATCGCTCACGCCTGCTCAAGTCGAGCCACTATACAAAAAGAAATATTGGGATGCTTGCAAATGTGATGAATTACCTACTGGGCTTGATTATCTTGTATTTGATTTTGCAGTTAATGCCGGCGTAGGGCGTGCAATTAAAACGCTACAGTCTTGTGTCGGTGCAACGCAAGACGGTGCGATTGGACCTAAAACGCTACAAGCCATTATGGTGTGCAGCAAAGACGATCTGATCAATAAGTTCAGTGCAGCCAAAGAAACTTATTACCGATCCTTACCAACCTTCGCCGTATTCGGTAAAGGTTGGCTGAACCGTATTCAAGAGGCAAAATGCCGCACCTTGCTATTAAGTGCCAATAACACCGGCATTGGTTGAAGACGTTTTTGAATTAGCTGTAATGCTAATGGTAATTTATAAACTTTCATCGTTCAATTCCTTCTAAGCGGTCAGCGACCAATTTGGCGTACCCTGCAATATCTACCCATGAGTCGGCATAGTTTGGATCACCATTCAGTATACGCGCAACTTTGTGCATAATCATTTCGAGTGCTTCTTTTTGGTCATCAGCCAGGCGATTCCATCCCTCTTGTTGGATCATAATTAATTTGAATCCTTGCGCAATATATGCGTGGTCTTTAAATTTACCATAGCGCTTACCGCGCTCGTTCAATACATCTTCTATCATTTTTGCATACTCCGTTGCTTGTAATTCTTTTGTTGTTGCCAGTGCGGCGTAGATCATGGCAGCGTTGCCTCTTTCATAATCTCGATACGTTCACGGGACGCGCGCATAGCGGAGTACCGTTGATGCAATCGCTCAAGGATTGTGGCGCGGCGTGCGCCATGTCGTTCGGCTGACAGCATATCGAAGACTTCATCTTCAGTCATGCCGCTCAGTTGGTCATTCAGCTTTCGCCAGGATAGTTGCAATTTTATTCTCCAAATTTGCTACACGTTTAGTAGTATTAATAAAAGCTTTGTAGGCTGCGTTAAGTTGCCGCCCTCGTATCTTTTCTTCAGCAACCGCTGCCTTTAACTGCGCTTTATATAGATCAATTCTTTTCATTTTTCATGCACCTGTCAAAGATTGTACAGCGTTGGATGTTTTCGCAGTAACAGACTTCGGGCTTTTTAGCCGCCTCCCAAGCTGCACACCACACATCGTAGGCGAATGATTCGGACTTCGTGCCTTCACGGGCGTCGTACCACTTTCTAAATTCTTTATCCATTTTTTTCTCTCAGTTTTGCTTGTACGGCATGAATGATTGATGTTTTATTCATAAGAGGATGAGGTTCAAATGCCACAAATGACAATATTTCATCATCCGTCAGACCTTGCCATGTCTTACCCTCATCAATGAGGGTGACATCGGGTTTTTGTGGTGCGGTGTAGAGCGGTGTCCATCCCATCGGCACGTCATTGACTGGCGGTTCATACCTCATGCGAAAGCCTTCCCCACATGGCGTGATCCAACACATAGGCTCTTGCTCAGGCTCTTGCTCAGGCTGTGCGAGTGCTTGGCGTAGGGCGTTGGTGTGAACCTCATGGTCAAGCCCTGCAATGTCTAGCTCATTTAAATATTCTAAATATTCCAACGCCATCTCTGCCGCGGCTCGTAAGTCAGAGTACTCAGGCTTAGCTAACTGCGCCTCCAGCTCCGCAATGCGATCATGGTACGGTTTAAGTGTGTCCCAGTCTGGGCGGAATTCGTTTGCAGGCTTAGCTAACTCTGCTTCAAGTGCTGCGATAGCTTCAACATTTTTCTGACTCCAGTGCGTATCTTTCAAAGCATCCAACGCTTGCTGAATGATCTTTCTGCTCATTTCTCATCTCCTACAAGTTCGTATGTCATTTCAAATATATCGGGCTTGCATGGATAGAGTTCACCTTGAACGCCAGTGATAATCCAGTCGCCGGATGTAACCTCCATGTTCCCCTCTAGTGTCACGATGTACGAGCGCTTACCAACATAAACAATACCGGGGCTTATTTTCTTTCGATCATACGTGTCAATCGTTGTTACAGCAGGATGATCACCATCCTTAAACCACTGCGTTGCTTCAATGACTACGGGCTTTTTTCTATATTTCATTTCTCATCCCCTTCAGCCTTAGTGATTGCTTGGTACGCTTTATTTAAATTAGCCACCGCTTCTGGCATATCGCTTGAAAAATATAAGCAATTGACAGCCCATTTCAACGCCTCAAGCAACTCCTGATTCACCTCATGTAAGCGGCGTAGTTCTTTAGCTGATCTTCTATCGAATGGGTCATCCCCTAAATCTAGCCACTTAGCCAACAACAAAGCTTCTGGTTGCTTACTCATTTCTCATCCCCTAATTGCTTCCTAACAGAATCAGCGATTGCTCTACGACCGGCTCCAAAGGCGTAGAAGCTTCGCACCTCACTTTCGATTGCAGCTTTAATTTCTCGTGTGGCGGTATCAAACACAATGGCTGTAATTCTTTCAGGCGTACATACAGCATCGACAGCCGCTTGAATGTCTTTGTCCATTTTGATTAAATGCTCTGACATTGCCATTTGGATTGCGTATTTCATACCTTCTACTTCAAGTCTAATCATAGGTATTGCGGTCATTTCTCATCTCCTAAAGCGTAAAGTTTTGTCCATCCCATCGGTACGTCATTGACTGGTGGATCAAACCTCATGCGAAATCCTTCTCCGTGTGGCGTGATCCAACACATAGGCTTCAACTCCCGCAACTCAAGGGCAACGGCGAGTGCGTTTGTTAGTTTGTAACAATCTACTGGGTATGCTTCTTTCCAAGTCTCAAGACATTGAACAATATAGTTAAGTCGTTTCATGGTTGCTCCTATTCAAATATCGCTCAATTGCTTCTTCCTGACTGTTTGCTGCGACCATTACGCTATTGCCGCTTAAGTCTGTTCGGACTGGGAATAGTTTGGTCAATCCAAGCCGCTCTTTAATCTCACGCAATCCAAACTGCGCGAGCGTGCTATGCGAAACATAAATTGCATTACCGTCTTTATACCCAATGCAAACGCTGCCGTGCTCAAGCGCATATTTCATTAATTCGGGTTCAGTCATGGTTGCTCCTTGCTCTGATTGCTGCGCTTACAACTTCGCCATAAGGTGTTTGCATTAACTTGTCTCTACACAACTTCGCACAAATTTCACGCTCCCTAAGCACAGCATCCAGAGTCAGTTTTAAATAAGTGTGTGATATTTGCTCACGCTCATCCTGCCTGACTAGTTCTGCAAAGCGTTCAAGTTCTTCTGTAATTTCATCCTCATAATAAAATAAATGATATTTATTAAAACAATCTGTCCAACTTGTAAACCCCGCCTGTTCAGCTAATTCTTTTAGTCGCTTGTTCATATCCCTATCCTTTTAATTGTGCGTCTTGCTCGATCCCGCATTAATTTATCTATCTTGTGTTCTACGTCTTCGTTGTATCGCTTAGAAATCTCGCTGCGTGTCATCGGTTTTGGTTTCGGATTATCTACTCTGTTACGTTTGTTAATAAAGTAGATAGGGACAAATTGCCTGTATACCTTGCACCAACTTTGAATAACGATCTGCTTATTCTGGTGCAATTTTGTAAGTATTCGCTGCGCTGTACGTTGATCGCAATGCGCTATCTTTGACAGGTAATATTTGTTAAAAGATAAGTCAGCTTCAAATAGTTCCATCGCTTTAGGTTCTACTCTTGATTTCATTTCGTCATCATCCATGCTGCTGCAACATCAGCGTGTGGTTTGAATGGACCTTTGGCTTTTTGTACCACTGGGTCATAAGCACGTTTTGCATCTGGCTTGATAGCGTCCTTGCCTGACCCAGCGGCGTAAAACTTATTGCCGCCATCCCACTCGACAATATGCAGCAATCCTTGGTTATGCAGGTCTTTCGTTGCTTTAGATGCAGAAGGTTTTTTCACCCCTAATCTTTTTGCAATATCCATCGACAGCATAGGTGTGCCTTGCTCAAGCAGTTGAATTATTTTCTCTCTAAGTGTCATTTCAGCGCCTCCACAGCGATATCAGATATAGATTTTTTACTTTCTAAAGCTAATAAAATTTTTTCATCAATGGTCTTATTTGTAATCATGATGTAGACCCAGACGTCGTGTTTTTGCCCGGAGCGGTGTAGACGTCCGATTGTTTGCTCAAAGAGTTCAAGACTCCAAGGCAAAGAGAGAAAAACAATTCTGCATCCCCCGTGTTGCAGGTTAAGTCCATGACCAGCCGATTTCGGATGGACAAAGAGAAGCTCGATTTGTCCCGCATTCCAGCGTTCAATGGCACGGGGTTCATCAAGCGTGCATCCTTGCTTGAAACGACGCTTGAGTTCGGCAAGTTCTTCTTTGTAGGTGTAGGCAATAATAGTGTTGGCTCGTTGGTTTTCATTTAATAACTCATCAAGTCTGTCAAATTTATGGCTGCTTAACCAGATAGGCGTCTGTGTTGTAACGAACCCTGATTCTTCAGCCGTTGTTTTGGTGTCGTAAATAAAGCCAGACGCCATCTGTTGCAGCTTACCTGTCACCACAGCTGCGTTAATCGCTGTGATGTCCTCAAACACAAACGTCTTTTTCATCTGGTTGTAGTCGGTCAAATCCATATCGCAGCGCACTTCTACTGTATGGCACGGCGGCAGCGTATCACTATACTCACCAGGCTCGAGCAGATAGGTGGCGGGTCTGATGCGGTCCATAACCTTTTGTAATGATCCGACGCGTGGTTCCCAATCACCAAACTCTTTATTCATCAGCACAAAGTACTGCTGCATGAATGCGCCTTTGCTGCGGCCTAACAGGTTTTGGTCAATAATCTTGCACTGACCAAACACGTCTTCCAAACCGTTCGATGTAAACGATCCGGTCAAACCCCATCTGACGGGTACGTTCTGAATAACCTTGTTCAACGCCTTAAACCTTGCGCCTGACGGGTTTTTCAAACGCGTCAATTCATCAAACACGATGCCGTCAAAATTTAATTCTTGTTCGGCTAACCATTGAATGTTGTCGTAGTTGGTCACGACTACATCGCAGTGTGAATTCAACGCAGACAAGCGTTGTGCGGGTGTGCCAACAGCGATCCTCATGTACATACGAGACGCCCACTTGATCACCTCAACTGGCCACACATCGGTCGCCACGCGCTTAGGCGCAAGCACTAACCAACGCTTGACCACGCCGTCGTTCAATGCGTCTTTCATAGCGGTCAGTGTGATAGCGGTCTTGCCTGCACCAACGGGCGCTAACACCATCGCACGGTCATGCTCGTAGATGAAATCGGCTGCGTCATTCTGATAGGGTCTTAGCTCCATTGCGCTGCCATTGCGTTAGCAATGCCCTGAAAAGTTTTTGAACGGACTTTAGCCGACTTGTTATCGCTATACCATTTAGGTAATTTTTTACCTTGGGGCGAAATATAGAATTCGCCCTTATCTACAATGTCGGTCGGCGTAAGCAACGGCAAACCTTTTAACCACAGGCAAGTGCTTTTCTGTGCTTTGTCACCGAACATCCACGGCTGAATAATTTGATCTGGCTTACGATACAACTTAGACATAATGCCAATTGGGTTTTCAATACAAACGCGTTCAATATTAAGGTTTGTAAACAAGTTAAAAAAATCAATACCCTCCTGTTGACGCCCGTCTGCACGCTTAGCCGCAAAGTGTTTAGCGCCTGACACAGCCAGATGCGTGCAGGGCGGAAATGCAATAACCATGTCCCAACCATCGTTGATGATGTCAAACACGTCACCTTGGTAGTGTGGTCCAGGTGCATCGGTTGGCAGCAGATCGCATGACATAGCGTTATGCCCACGGGCGATAAAAGCGTCGCGTACCGCGCCGCTGTATTCACAAGCTATTAATATATTCATCTATTTGTTCCTTAGTCCAGAGTACTGTGTAGTTTTGTTTTAGTGCTTTTAGTTGAGTACCATGTCGTTTTTGTAGTTCCGACAACTTGCCTCCTTTGGTTTTTAATTCTACCCACAACGTGCGCCCATCGGGCAGTGCTGCAATCCTATCCACCACACCGGACACCCCAGGGCTTGTGAACTTCCACGTCTTGCCGCCCATGCGTTCAATGCGCCATTTAAAGTATTTTTCAATCTCTGATTCTTTCATGGGATTAAATATAGCATAAAAAAGTTTTGTATGATATTATTTAATCTCACTAAAGGAAAATAAAATGAATCACAGTTCAATAGTCGGCGGCTCAACCGCCAAACGCGTTATTAACTGCCCTGCGTCGGTTAAGCTTGTAAATAAAATGCCTAAACAATTATCAAGCAAGTATGCAGACCGTGGCACGTTGTTGCACAACGCTATTGCGTTAATACTTGAAGGCAAACCAGATGTAATCGAAGGTGAACTTACCCAGGAACTATATGATGACAAAATCGTACCCGCCCTTGCATTCTTGGAAGAAATTGATCCAGAAAAAACTATGGAATATACTGTTGAGTCTAGAGTTGGCTTTGGGGATTTGCTTCCTGGCGTCTTTGGCAGTGCTGATCTATTGGGTCGTATTCGAAATCGCGCAATCGTTTTAGACTGGAAGTTTGGTGATGGCGTAATCGTTGAGGCAGAAGAAAACGAACAGGGTATGTTCTACGCTGCTGCTGCTATGCGCACGCCTGCTACGCAATGGATTTTTAAAGATGTCGATGAAGTCGAGATCATCATTGTGCAGCCGCCTATGATGCGCCGGTGGGTGACTACCCGCGCACGCATTTTGCAGTTTGAGCGTGATCTAGTTAATGCTGTGGGCAAGTCTGAATACGAAACGGAAACAAACGCGGGCGATCACTGTCGATGGTGTACAGCAAAGCCCATCTGCCCATCAATGACCGGTGCAGCGGAACGCGCGTTAAAAACGCAATTGACAGCTATTGATGCTACGCAACTTGCGCATTATTTAGCTCGTGCAGATATGCTTGATGATTATGTGAAGTCTGTGCGTGATCTGGCTTTTACAATGCTCAACAATGACGTGCCAGTGCCTGGCTACAAGTTGGTCGCCAAGCGCGGTGTGCGTCAATGGGCCAATGAAAATGATGCAATAAAATTATTAGGTGACAAAGCTTTTGAAAGTAAGCTAATATCTGTCGCTCAAGCTGAGAAGTTAATCGGCAAAAAGAATTTTCCGTCGGAACTGGCTGTATCGGTTTCGTCGGGGAGTACGCTGGCAACCGAGGATGATCCTCGCCCAGCAATTCTGAACCTGTCACGGGTTCTTTCTAAACTAAAGGAAATCTAATGTCTACATTTGCAATTGCTAATCTCCCCGCAGTGTCCTCCCTCTCAACAGCATTGCGCACGCTTGAAAAAGAAGTGGACGCAGGTGGTTCAGTCATCATTAAGATGGACAAGACCGGCCACTGGGTATTCGGTGCTGAACAGACTGAAGTTGAAGACGACTCGTCATGGGCAATCAATCCTTTCTCATTCGTTCACGGCGTTATTGCTTGGGGTGATGGTGAAGTGTTGGGCGAAAAGATGGTATCTGTTGCTGATCCGCTGCCTGAGTTGGACGAAGCACCTCCTGCCGCCAAGCGTGGATGGGAAAAGCAAGTCGGTATGTCACTCAAGTGCATCACAGGTGATGACAAGGGCATGGAAGCGCGTTTCTCTACCACATCAGTCGGTGGTAAACGTGCGGTGCAGGAGTTGGCGATTAAGATTGCTGATCAGGTTGAGAAAGACCAGACTAAGCCTGTGCCTGTTGTGCGTTTGAAGAAGGAGCATTATCAGCACAAGTCGTATGGCCGTATTTATACGCCAGTGTTTGAAGTTGTTTCATGGGTCAGCATGGAAGGTGAAACGCCTGAAGTTGCCGAAGAAGAAGCACCCGCACGTCGCCGCAGAGGTGCATGATGATTCTTGAACTTACCGTGGAAGAAGTTAACGCAATCATGGGCGTGCTTGGTCGTCAACCGTACGAGCAGGTTGAGAGCCTGATTCAAAAGATTCGCGCTCAAGCATTACCGCAGTTAGCACCAAAAGAGTAAAACCCAAGGGGCGGCGTCTGTCGCCCCTTAACGATTAAAGGTAAACTAAATGAGAACATTAGTATGGTTTAGCTGTGGCGCAGCGTCTGCTGTAGCCGCAAAGATGGCGGTTGAAAAATACCCCGACTGCGAGGTGTTGTACTGCGACACGCTTGCGTATGAACACCCCGATAATATGCGTTTCCTAAACGATGTCGCTAAATGGTTGGGTAAAGAAATTAAATTACTAAAGTCACGCAAATACATAGATATTTTTGATGTGTTTGATAAGACTGGCTGGTTAATTGGTAAAGACGGCGCGCGTTGCACAAAAGAATTAAAGAAAGAAGTGCGTAAAGATTATCAGCGTGAAGGCGACATCCATATATTTGGTTTGACCGCAGATGAAGAAGAACGCATCGAACGCTTTGAAGACCAGAACAACGACATCCAGGTTGATTGGATTTTAAGTAAGACTACTAAACGTGATTGCTACCGCATCATTCAGCAAGCGGGTATTGAATTGCCGATGATGTATAAGCTTGGCTACAACAATAACAATTGCATCGGATGCGTTAAGGGCGGTGCGGGCTACTGGAACAAAATACGCGTAGACTTTCCTGTTGCGTTTGATCGTATGGCTGCGCAAGAGCGTAAGATGAATGTGGCCATCAACAAATCGTATGCCGGTGATAAGAAGCGCAAGCGTGTGTTCTTGGATGAACTTGACCCCAAGGCAGGGCGCGACGTACCGTTGCCCGACATTGATTGTGGAGCCTTGTGCATTTACGAACAACACGAACCGGTATCCAAATATGATTCTCTGGATTGATTTTGAAACGAAGTCATGTTGTGACTTGAAGAAGCATGGCGTCTACAACTACGCGCAGGACGGCACAACAGACGTGCTTTGTATGTCCTACGCATTTGATGATGAAGACGTGCAGACGTGGACACCATCACAACCCCTACCTACTCGCATACGCAACCATACCGGCCAGATCAGAGCGCACAATGCTGCCTTTGAGCGGTTGATTTTTTGGTATGTACTCAATGTACAGTTTGACTTAGAGCAGTTCTACTGCACGGCAGCGCAAGCGCGTGCCAATTGCGCACCTGGTTCGCTTGAAGATGTCGGTCGGTTCTCCGGCAGCAGTATGAAGAAAGACCACCGTGGTGCGCAGTTGATACGCCTCATGTGCATACCGCCGTTCAAGATGACCGACGATCTCATGGCAGAGATGGTGAAGTACTGCGAACAAGACGTCAGAGCCATGCGTGCGATCAGTAAGTCTATGCGTGATCTATCTGTGCAAGAGTTAGCTGACTACCATGTGAACGAGCGCATCAACGACCGTGGCGTGTTGGTCGATGTGCCGTTGTGTGACGCAGCAATCAAATATGCCGCTGCTGAGTTAGAAGAAATTCAACAGATCGTCAAAGAAGTCACACAGGGCGCAATCACTTCTGTCCGTTCCCCAAAGATGCGTCAATGGGTGATGGATCGTGTCACGCCTGAACAATTAAAACTGATGGAGATAGATGATGGAAAATATTCAATTGACAAAACTGTGCGCGCCAACTTGCTTGCCTGCGAAGACCTTGCGCCCGACGTGGCCGAAGTCATACAGTGCGCCGATGACCTTTGGGCGTCGTCGGTTGCGAAGTTCAGCCGCCTTAAAGACTTGGCTGACGTCGAGGATCATCGCGTCAGAGGTGCATTTGTTTTTGCAGGCGGAAGTGCTACGGGGCGTGCGTCATCCTACGGGGCGCAAGTCCATAATTTCACTCGTCGATGCGCAAGCGAACCAAATGACGTTCGACAAGCTATGGTCAGAGGCCACGAAATCGTGCCAACGTATGGCAAACGCGTCACAGACGTCTTAAAAGGGATGCTACGCCCCGCGCTTGTGGCCGCTGAGGGTAAGACCTTAGTCGTCGCTGATTGGTCGTCTATCGAAGCACGCATGAATCCGTGGCTGTCTGGCCGTGGGCAGGATAAGCTTGATCTGTTTCGCACCGGTGAGGACGTGTACAAAGTCAATGCAGCGGCAACCTTTCATGTGCCGGTTGACCAGGTTAACAAGGATCAACGCCAGATCGGGAAAGTACAAGAGTTGGCTTGCGGATTTGCAGGTGGCGTCGGTGCGTTCGCTGCCATGGGGCGTGCGTATGGGATTAGCTTACCTGAAGCTGACGCCCGACGTATGGTAGACGCATGGCGTCGCGCTAACCCTTGGTCTGTGCCGTACTGGCAGGACTTGGAAGAAGCTTACACCCGTGCCATGCGAAATAAAGGTTACGAATTTACAGCAGGGCGTGTCACTTATATGTTTGATGGGTTACATCTCTGGTATGCTTTACCCTCCGGTCGTGTACTATGTTATCCCCACGCGCGACTTGATAATGACGGAATCACTTATGCCAAATCTGCTTGGAAGCCTGCGCAAGATGCTAAAGAATGGCCACGCGCCAGACTCTGGAAAGGTCTTGCTTGCGAGAACATTACCCAAGCAGCCGCCAATGACATCCTGCGTCATTCCCTTAGTCAGCTTGGCGATGTCGTTTTACACGTCCACGACGAAATCGTCATCGAAACAGCCGATCCAGTTGGAATTAAATCTCTAATAGAAGAAGTGATGTGCACACCACCTGCGTGGTGTGTTGACTTGCCTTTGGGCGTTGAAGTCAGCACGATGCAGAGATACGGGAAGTAAAACAAAAGGGCTGCCGGTGAGGGCAGCCCAAAACAAGGAGTACTGAATTGATCGAATATATCACAAAACTAGCCCCTGCGGGTGAAACCATGCTTTTTGTGCGTCAGAAGTTAGCACAAGGCACTCATTCAGACGGTTCACTCAAATACACCTGGCCTGCCTTTGCCACACCCGACAAGATCAAAGACGGTCAGTCATGGTACGTTAATAGCGGGTCATTCATCATTGACCGGTTTGTGGACGGTAAGCCGTCAGCCGGTGCGGCGAACTGCGACCATGTTGCGCTATTGCTACTTGATGATGTGGGTACAAAGTCCAAAGTGCCACCGATTGAACCGACATGGAAGTGTGAAACTTCGCCTAATAACGAACAATGGGTGTACGTCTTCAATTTAGACGATCAGCCTAAAAAGGGTGAGTTCTGCGCAGCTATTACAGCCATTGCCGAGGCAGGCTACACCGATGGGGGCGCAACTAACGCTGTGCGTAACATACGGCTGCCTGGTAGCGTGAATATGAAGCCTGGGCGTGATGGGTTTGTCACCAAGTTGTTAGAATTCCACCCTGAGCGTACGTTTAGCCTGACTGAGATACTGGCTGCGCTTAATGTCACGCCCCTTGAGGCATCCGCGCCTCGTACGGGTATCCGTGTCAAAGACAACGGCGGCGATGACGTTCTACAGTGGTTATCCACCCAAAGTATGGTACTCGAACCTGCTAACGCCTCTGGTTGGTACGGGATTGTATGCCCCAATGCAGCCGAACACTCAGACGGCGCGACCGGCGCGCGCTATCTACCCTCAACGCGCGCGTTTTGCTGTTACCACGAACATTGCCAAGACTTTGACAGTAAGTCTTTCTTAGCATGGGTCGAAGAACAAGGCGGTCCCGCTGAAACAACGGGTTTGCGCGATGAATTGTTAGCCGAAATGATGCAGTCCACATTGTCCAAATTGACGCCTACTGAGATGTTTAAAGATGATGCGGCCGTTGTTAAACAAGAGGTTGAGCAACGCCAGTTAGGTAGGATAGAAAAGGACGCTTGGTACGAGCGTTTCGCTTACATTCAGGACAACGAATCATTTTTTGATATGCAGGATCGACGGGAAGTTAGCCGCTCGACTTTCAACGCCTTGTTTAGACACATCCCATGCAAGTCGATTAACTCAGGGCGCAAGATTGAAGCATCAATTTGCTTTGATGAACACCGCCAGGCAAAGGGTGCGCTTGCCCTTGTTGGTGTGACTTACGCGGCCGGTGATAGCGTGATTGTGTCCCGTGATGGTGACTTGTACGGCAACCGATGGCGTGATGCAAGACCCGCCTACTCTCAAGGTGACATTACCCCGTGGCTTGATCATTGCGCGGTGTTAGTTCCTGATCAGCGTGAGCGGGATCACTTGTTCAACATTATGGCGTTTAAGGTGCAATACCCGCGCGTTAAGATTAACCATGCAGTGCTCCACGGGGGCGATCAAGGCAGTGGTAAGGACACCATGTGGGCGCCGATGATATGGGCGGTGTGTGGTGATTCATTACGCAACCGTGGGCTGTTAGACAATGACACGATGAATAGCCAATTTGGGTATGCGCTCGAGTCAGAAATACTAGTACTAAACGAATTGCGAGAACCCGACGCCCGAGAGCGCCGCGCCCTTGCTAACAAATTAAAACCCGTCATTGCAGCACCACCTGAGATGTTATCTATTAACCGTAAGGGTTTGCACCCTTATGACATGGCCAACCGTCTGTTTGTGTTGGCGTTCTCAAATGACCCTGTACCTATCGCACTAGACAGCCAGGATCGCCGATGGTTTGCGATATGGTCACACGCGCCTAGGATGTCACCTAGTGCTGCCCAAGCATTGTGGGCATGGTATCAATCAGGCGGGTTTGCAGCGATCGGGCACTGGCTATCCTTAAGGGATGTGTCGGCGTTTAACCCATCAGCCGCCCCCATCATGACCGAATTCAAGCTTAATTTGATTGAACAGGGGATGTCTTCGGCTGAATCGTACCTTGTAGAGTTAATGCGCGCCCGTATGGGTGAGTTTACAAAGGGCGTAGTATGTTCACCCTTTCATGCGTTATGTGACCGTCTGAGCGGTACAGCACCCGCAGGTGCTAAAGTTCCACAAGTTGCCCTCTTACACGCGCTCAAAGAGGCCGGATGGGTTGATTTGGGGCGTGTAGCATCTTCGGACTACCCATCAAAGAAACATGTTTATTGCGCGCCTGAGATGGTGACTATGAGCCGGTCAGACCTGCGGCGATTAGCAGAGGATGGCGCGCCGCCTTTGCGGATGGTCAAATAACTAAAGGGGCTTAACGCCCCTTTTTTTATACCTCAAATATTACGATTATCAATACCACCGCTGCTGCTGTTATTAAAGGAACCATTTTGCACCTATATCCTTTGGAAATGCTCTTAAATGTTCTTGCCTTTCATCCATAGTGACTATGTAAACAAAGCCTGACTTTTCATCCATGCTTTTAATGTAGGCAGGGGTTTTGTGAAAGTGGACGATTGAGCCTACTAGTAAGGGGACATCATTTCTTTTCAGCATGTGGTATCCATCCGAATTTGCGCCAGGTTGCTTGCACGTCTGTTTTTAATGCGGGTACGTATACCCATTTTGGGTCAGTCAGCATCGTATTCTCCTTGAAAATCAATCTCTAGTTGTAGTATTTCATTAAAGCTTTTTGGCTCTAAATGGTAATCGTCAAATTCTAACGATTCTGCTTTGTCTTGGGCTTGCTCGAGGCTTGATGCGACAACGTCGCACCAAGCGCCTACGGTTATTTGTGCGAATACTCTATACGTTTTCATTCTGTCACCTCATCAATAGTAAAGCCCACTTCGTCATAGTCACTTGTTTGCAGTTCGGCAGCAAGTGTTTGTGCCTGTGCTAGGCTGTCAGCCTCTACATTGGCTTTAAATTTCATAGTTGCGTAAACAGTATAAATTTTCATTATGCAAACTCCGCATCATGCGCGCCTTGAGCGCGTGCAAGGGCTGTAAATATGTCCTTGTGCTCAAAATCACGATCCCAAAAACCCGCCCCGTGACCGTTGCGAGTTAGCCAAAGATCGTGTCCTAGTTGCGCGGGGTCATAGGCGCGTACGTCAATATCTAAGTGCCTGCATGCGTCCTCAAAATTACGGCATGCAAAGTATGCATCCGCTTTGAATTTAGAGGTTAATTCAGCATCCTCTAATTCATCGCCTTCATCGCCTTCACCGTCTGTAAAGTATGCCGCCTCAATATAGGCAACGGTCATATCATCTAAAAAGTAGGTTTTCATTTTGAATTCCTTAATATTGGGCAAATACGATTGTGTCAGAATGTGTAACGCCTACTGCGCTTGTGTGATCGTACAAGTGATCAAGTACAGCGCGCTGTATTTCATCATCTTCTAGGCCGTCAATGTCAATGCTGTAATCGCGCGCGATGTCTTCAGGCGTTGCTTCTGAGTACTCGCAGCATATCGCGATCACATCAAGGTCATAATCGGGGTCAATTTCTTCAAAATATTCATAAAGCAAAGCCAGTGCCTCATGTGAGAATTGATCTTTGCGCCCTGCACGGATGAAAGCGTCGCGAAAGTCTGAGAGTTGAATAGTCTGTTTCATGCTAATTCCCCTAAATAATCTGCAAGTTGAAGTGCTGTCACGAATTCACCATCAATCATAAATGACGCTTCGGCGATGGCTTCGTCATCTTCGTCGAACACATAGCAAGTTTGATTGCCTTCGTGAAAGGCTAACAAAATGCACTCTTGGATAAAATATGCTTTGTCCTCTACTTCAGGCACAAAGTCAGGCAATGCCTTTGCAATGCCTGTCGCGTCAAAAGATAGATAGCCATCAACATAATCTACGGGCACGATCAACATTGAATTGAGATCGTCAAAACGTGCGAATTGAATCTGAATCATAAGTAGCTCGCTAATAAGATTGCAAGGAAAAAACAGACCGCGCCGATGATGCAATGCAGTTTTTCTGACATGTTTTACTCCGCATTGTCAAAATGACCCAAACAATGGCGGATACTTAAAGGCTTATGGATTCATACCTAAAACAGTTGGCTCAACAACATATCAAGACCAATTCTGGGTAACTCCATGGAGAGATGGTACTGCTAGTAGAGATATATATACCGACATAACTATTGATGTTAATTTTGCAAGGGGAACATTAATATTTGAAACAGAGCCAGAATTAAAACTTGATAACTTATACTTTGA